CTTCAGGTGGTTCGTTAAATCTTGAGAAATTAAAGGGACATATCCCTGACTCAGTAATTGCACAAATCCCCGATACCTGTGCAAAATTTAACATCACAACACCACTTAGATTGGCACACTTTTTAGCTCAATGTGCTCATGAGAGTGGTAATTTCAAAGCGATAAATGAAAATTTAAACTACTCTGCTGATGGTTTAAAGAAAATATTCCCTAAATATTTTCCTGGTACTTTGGCAGAATCTTATGCAAAACAACCTGAAAAAATTGCTTCAAGAGTATATGGTGGTCGAATGGGTAATGGTGATGAAACCACAAAGGAAGGTTTTAAATTTCGTGGCAGAGGATTTATCCAATTGACTGGAAAAGAAAATTATAAAAAACTAGGTGATTTTTTAAAAGAAGATTTGACAACCAATCCTGATTTAGTTGCAACTAAATACCCATTAGCATCTGCAGCATTTTTCTTTAATAATAACGGACTTTGGTCTATCTGTGACAAAGGTGCTGATGACGCAACTGTTACCGCAGTAACAAAACGAGTAAACGGCGGAATCATAGGGTTGACCGATAGAATAAAACATTTCAAAGAATTTTATTCACTTTTAAAATAATTTTTCATATCTTTGATGTATGAAAAATTTACTTAAAAAAATATCTGATAAGTTCGAATTCCATTTCGGATGGTTTTTTGTCAATGGTATGAAACACGAAAAATGGCAAGAAAAGATGAAGGAAAAATACGGAAAATAAAAAAACCCCCAATTTTATGGGGGATTTTAGTTTATAGGAATATTAACTCATTTGTTTCAGGATTCCAATCTGCTGTTAATGGTTTGTTATAGTATTCATACCTTTCACTCAAAACTGAACCATTAATAAAGTGAGTTGTTCCATCAAATATATAACCATGACCACTATGAATATGACCGCAAAGGTGTATTTTTGGTTTTATTTCTTTAATTCTTTGAACTAACAATTCACAACCAAGATTTTCAGTTCCCCCAATTACTTTGTCAACATAACCCCAAGCAGGTCCGTGACTTATCAAAATATCGGTATTTTCGGGTATTTGATTCCATTTTTCGGATAATTCTAAACCATTTCTTGGTAAATTAAACGCCCAATTATGAAATTCAGGTTGCCAAGGACTACCATAAACTTTAATTGATGTCTCATAGTCTTCACCGATAACATGTAAATCGTCTTGAAGATAATTTAATTTATCGTCATATAATTCGAGCATTTCTTTACACCAATCAGGACTGTCTTGGAATCCCCAATCATGATTACCTGCAATAAAAACTTTATTCTTATAGTTATCCAATTTAGAGAACCATTCAAGAAAATTAATTATTTCGTGATTATATCCTCTAGAAGACATATCACCAGCATGTAGTAATAAATCACCGCCAGGTAAATCCTTTGTGATTTGGTTATGTTTAGAATGTGTGTCTGATATGAATGTAATTCTCATAATTTTTATTTTTTTTTAATCCCACCACCCACGAAGACCACTTCCATCAAAATGTTTATCGAAGTCTTCGTCTTTTGGGAATTTAGAATAATCTTGTCCTTTAAGGATTTCAAAAAGTTCTATCCATTCTTGTTCTCCAATTTCATGTGCTCGTTTAAACACCTTACTATTATGTTTCTTTTCTTCAGGTGTGTCTTTATCTTTTAGTTCATATAATTCAGGTTTACCTTCAACAGGAATAAATTCCCAAGGATGAAGAACTAATTCACCTAATTCACTTTCCGCCATTTCAATGTATCTGTCCTGATTGTAGTTTCTAATAAGTTCAACAACCCTCCTCATCTTTTCGATTTTTTTTAATCTAGAAGAATCCACTTCACAACCTTTTTCCTCAATGTTTTTTGACATATCTTCAAGAGCGGTCTCAACAAACATTAAAAGGCCGTGATGGTCAAACCAATAATGATTATATAATGCTTTACGAAACTTCCAAAAGTTTTTAAAAAATCTTGGTACATCTCTCCTTAAAAAGGAATATGACTCATATATTTTGGTGTTCTCCCAATAGAAGTTTTTGAAATAATCTACAACAGATTCGGTTAGTTTATTTTTCATTATTTTTTTAATTTAAAAAAGTTTAACATTTTATCGTTTTTCAATTTAGTATAATGATAAACCATAGTCAAATAATTTTGTTCTGTTAATTTATCTGACCATTTTTTTAAGAATAGATTAAAGTAATTTTCCGCAACACTAATTTGCGCATCAGTGTTACAAGAATTAAGAACTTTAACAACCCTGTGGTAGTCAGTAACAAAAGTTTTATTTTTCATAATATTTAATTTTACACAAATATACGGATTATTTTTTAATCTAACAAAGCCAAACTTAAAAATTTTTTTATTGTCCTTACTAAAGTAGGCATAGATACGTATGAAAACTCATCTTTTAACATATTTTTAAACTTTTCCGCTAAATACGATTTATTATCCTTTAAATAATATGTTTTATCATCAATAATTAGATATTTCATCTTTATTTTTGGTTCAAAATCTAACTCATGTGTTAATACAGGATAGTGTCTACGTAAATAATTAAAAACATTATCGTCCGTATTTTTGGAATATTTATCTAATATATCTCTTTTTTCCTGTTCAGAAATTGTAAATGATTTCATATACTTAAATATATTTTTAAATGAAAAAATGTCTATACGTTTTATTAAACACCACCTTCAAAAATGAGTTGGAATTATTATATGGTAAGGGTAGTATTGTTGAAATTACTGACATAATATATTCGACAAATGCAAAACACCTATCGGTATCCTGTAAATTACTTTTTACCGATATTCAATTATTTGAGGAAACAAATACAGAAGGCGTTGAGTTTTTAATCAAAGAATGTTGGAATTATTTAGGTATAGAACAGAGTAAAATATCCCTTACAATGTCTGTTGATATTATTTAATATTTGATTATTAATTTTTTTTTCTTATCTTTACAAAAAAAAACATTATGAAAAAAGTTCAAAATGGTGACACCGTTACAGTCAATTACACCGGAAGATTAGAAGATGGAACAGTATTCGATTCTTCTTTAAACGAGGGTCGTACACCTCTAACAGCTAAACTTGGTGAAGGTAGACTTATCAAAGGTTTTGAAAATGGTTTATTCGAAATGACCATTGGTGAAAAGAAAACAGTTGAGATTGAACCATCTGAAGCATATGGAGAATACAATATCCTTATGATTAGTGAGGTTCCAAAATCTAATATTCCACCTGATATTAATGTTGGCGATACTTTACAAGGGATGGGTCCTAACGGCCCTGTAATCGTCAAAATTATGGAAATTAAGGAAGACACCGTATTAATTGATGCAAATCATCCTTTATCGGGTAAGAAACTTATCTTCGATTTAGAAGTTGTTGGTGTTGAATAACACCAACAATTCTTATTTTTTTTACTTTTTACTAACAATTAAATTTTTATTTTATGGAAAATCAAATGAATAATAGATTAGAAAAAATTAAATCTGGTTTTAAGAATATTTTGAAACATCTAACAATTTATTCTGTAATTATTTTATCATGCGTAACCTCTTTTTTTATAGGTTTCTATTATCGAAAAATGTTGATTGTTAAAAATGGCGAAACTCGAGAGGTTGTAAAAATATCTAAAAGTGATGTTACATTAGCCGTAGATGAATATAATAACCTTATGATAATTGATAGGGAATCAGGAAATTATACCATTTTTACGGACTCTGTTGGTAAATCAATATTTAACATTTACGCTAAGAGTATGGTTGAGAAACACATCTCATCTAAATAATAAATCCTTTAATAAATAATCTATGAATATAAGAAATGTAGTTTTATTCGGAGCGTCATTAATTAGTTGTTTGGTTTTATTTTGTGCTAACAAACTTAGTAACGATTACAAATCATTAGTTAATCAAAAAAAATCAGAGAATGAAATAAAAGGGCTTGAACAACCAGTTTCTATCGAAATGTATGATAATTTGGAAAAATACTCTGATGAGTATGATATTCCAAAATATATTGCTTACAATATCGCTTATTTAGAAACAACATATCAAGGACCTTTTGATTGGGATTATAAACATAACAGAACTTCATCGGCAGGTGCTGTTGGTCCAATGCAAATTATGCCAACAACTGCTAATGGAATTTACAAGAAAAAAATCCCAACCTCAAAATTAAAAAACGATGTCGAGTTTAATGTTATTACAAGTATGAAATTATTGTCCAAACTTCACGATAAATATGAGAATTGGGGTCTTGTTTGTGGTTATTATAACACAGGAAGACCAATTATTAATCAATATGCCGAGTTTTGCATATCAAATACTGATTATTATAAAAATTGGGTATCTTACTAATTATACATTCTTTCTTCTAAGTTCGGGAATTTTTTCTCGAACTTTTTTATTAAAACACCGGCAACACTATTTGCCATATCTTCATTCTTTCCACCAATATCAGGTCCTTTTTTCATTTTTAGATTCACTCTTTGATGTTCGTGAACCCATTCATGACTAAGTGTTCTTAAAATGTCACGATTCATTCTATTTTTGGTCAAAACATTTATTACATGTTTATCCATTCTATTCCCTGTTGTCATATTACCAACCCTATTATTTACAAAATTGATTTTAATATCCTGAGTTAAAGGATATTCATCCTGTAAAAATTCAATAAAATCATGATAAAAACTATGGTCTTCATCATATACAGAATCTTTTTGATATCTAACGGTTACTTTCATATTGATAAATATCTTAGGATACTAATTACTGTAAATTAGAAAGTAAGAATGCCAACTTATATCCTACAAATGCACCTAAAGCGGCTGCGGAAGGGAATATCATGTATTTACCGACTTTTGTTTGATATTTTTCTCGATTAATAACAATACTCACAAACATATAGTATATTAGAAAATTTATTAAAATCGCAACATCATACTTTAAAATAATAAATACTGTTACGGTGTTTGCTATAAAACCATATAAAAAATTAACTAAAGTCTCAATAATTAATTCTCGTGCTGATGTTTCAGCATCCAAAAATTGAAATTTTCTATCTATCATTTTTTAATGCTTATGTAGATATCACCGTACCAACCAAATATCTCATCGTTAAACTCTTTATTTGGTTTGAATTTATTCATGTCGATATATGTTTCCTCAAAAAAAGATTCATTTGGGAATCTAACTAACATTTTTTTCATATCTTTAATTTGATAAGGGGAATTTTATACTAGGGTGTGATTTATAATCTTTAATTTGAAAATCTACAATATCTAAATGAGATAACAGAGACAAATTTTCAGATAATGATTTATAAAAATCATCTGTCTTCATGTGAATTAATTTAGGTAGTTCGTATGGTTTTCTTGTTAATTGTTCTTTAATACCATCAATCTGGTTTAAGTAGATATGACAATCACCCATATTAGTAATCAATTCATCAGGAGCCATGTTAACCATCTTTGCGATTATATCTAATAGTAAAGCATAAGACGCTATATTAAATGGTGTTCCCAACGGAACATCTTGACTTCTGGCATTATACATTAAAGAGATTGCTCTGGTTGGGATGTTATATTCTTTGTAGTACTCTTCTATTTGTTCTTTATTAGTGGAACCTTTTATTGTTGGTGTTTTTAATCGGTTACTAGTAGTAACATATAATTCCCATCTTTCTTGTTCACTCAACTCTCTTGTATACACTTGAAATCCATAATGACAAGGCGGTAAAACGCAACTATCAACTTCTGATGGGTTCCAAGCTGTGACAATCATTCTCCTATCATCAGGATTGGTTTTTAACTTGTTAATTAGGTTTGCAATTTGGTCTGTCCCAATAAAGTACTCGTTATCGATTGAATCGTACCTTCTTTCACCCCACTTGCGCCATTGATGTCCATATATCTTTCCGAGTGCCCCCCATTTCTTAGCAAACTCATCATCTGTTTTTATACGGTTAATGAATTCTTCTTTTGATAGTGGTATTGGCGCACCGCCTGGAGAGTAAGATTTCCACCATTTTTCATAGTTCTTATAAGCGTCCCCATCCCAAATATGACAACCATTATCAACAAGGAATTTAATATTTGTATCACCACGAAGGAACCAAAGTAACTCAGTTACCATTGTTTTAAACGCCATTTTTTTGGTGGTAAGAAGTGGAAAGCCATCTTTCATAGAATGTCTTATTTGTCTACCGAATACAGATATGGTACCACCATTTCTTGTTTCTTTTTTAGTACCCTTATCAAGAATGTCTTGACATAGTGCTAAATAATCTTTATCGAGTTTGTTAGTCATTTGTAATTATTTTTTCTAAGGTAATCGGTTTTTCAGATACAATTATATTCTTTTTAATTCCGTCAAATACTTCAATATCATCATAAGGACCAATAATATAAACCATTTCGGTTTTATCTTTATTTAATTCAACTGTCAATGTTTGGTCAGGATGATATCTATCGTAGTATATTTTAACACCATCAACTTCTCCAAGATTAACGATTCCGTCCCAATCTTTATAGGGGTACACAAGGTCTTTATTTTCCATTTTCATCAGTTACTATTAATATTATTAATTATCTTCTTATCTTTTCTTTTTTTATATTCTACTGTACCAGCGGTTCCAATAAATGAGCCGATTATGGCGGCAACAATTAGAGTTTTATCTTCAATATAAGAAGTCACCGTAAATGCACCGAATATGTAAATCAAACATGCCCATATACCTGCAGAAATTGATTTTCTTTCGGCAATTTTAATAAAGTAATAAGTCCAACAAATATCAGCTAACGTCATAGCAACCATAACGCCAAGGAACTTAGTAATGTAATTATAGTCTATCATAGTTATTTATGTTAAATTGTCTATCATACATTTCTATATATTTTATCGTATGTTTCATGTAAAATATTATCTATTAGTTCTTTATTCATATATTTCTATTGTTTCGTTATATGTTATTGTTATTAGTTTGGTTGGTGTTGGTGTATAATACTGGTTATCAAAGTTTGGAATATTGTTTGAGTGAAAGTATCTTTCCATACCTGTTTCATAATTATTATTAAACCATAGATGGTATCTCTCTTCCAAACTCAATTCTCGTTCTTCAATCTTTAACCCCCATTTTTCAGAGAACTCTGGATTGGTTTTAATTTCATGAATAAAAAGTTCTTTTATTGGAACATCTTCATATCCAATATACTTGTCGGTGTATTTTTTATACACCTCATCAATAATCTGATTCATTTTTTCGTTATTCATAATATTAATTTAATTCCCAATAAGGTCCTAATATAAATTTTGTGTTTTTATCCCAATCACTAGTCAACTCTTCTTTGTGTTTTTCATTAAATTCGGAAATGTTCTTATTAGTACCCCATAAAGATGGTTGGTCATAATGATTCAATTTCGCAATACGAATCATTTCATTATAATGGTCTTCTATGATGTAACCTTTTAATGGAGTTATTCTCATCAAACAAGTTGTTAATTTAAGTTTTCTACCATCATATAAACAATAATAGTAATCATGTTCATCCTCAACAATTCCTATTAGACGAAACGATTCACAATCAACAAGAACATATTGTCCTTTTAGATTTTCAAACTCATTAGTTATTAATGTTAAATTATCTGTCATGTATTATTATTAATGTGTCCCGTTTGTTAAACTAATTCCATGTCTAATTCCTGAAATAAAAATACTAATTTCATTTTCAGTCATATTCTCAACCCCTTTACCAACAGAAATTCCAATTTCATTTCCCAAATCGGATATATCACCATTATCATATTGAACATTTTGTAATTGTTCACTCACCTTCCAAAGAATACTTTGGAAACTTATATTTCTGTCAGAATGTTCATACGCCCCATCAGGACCTATTTGAAAATCATCTGAAATAATAGGTTCACATTCATCAACCTTTATTTTTGCAAAACCTGATAATAAAAATTTTGTATTTTTATTATTCGGTAAATACTCAAACTCAACCTCCATACCTTCACATTTATTTTTCCAATCATCACTTAACTCCGCAAACATATATAAGCTTTGTTGTTCAGAGATAACCGGTAATTTAATTGAAATAAATTCCATGTATGAACTATATTGGTCGTCTATATATTCAAATTTGACAACCCAACCATCTTTTGTATTATGTAATTTTCCTTTCATGTTTAATAAAAAAAACCTTTATCTATTAAGATGATAAAGGTTTAGTTGTTAAGATTAAAATCGATAATTCTAATAATAGTGAATTTTGATTAACCATTTATCTATTTTTATAAAGAATTAAAAAAAAATGGTGGGAGAACAACTTAGGAGACTAAACCAATTCTGTCCTCCACACCTTAACATCTTTTCTGATTACTACATCAGAGTTAATAGATGTTCTTGTGATTAGGCTTCTGCCTGCTCAGACTTCCAAGTTCTACGAAGAGAACGAGCCTCGTTTAATGTGGTCACATAAGCATCATTACGATTTCCTCCTACTGATACACGAACACGATAACGATTACCGCTTTTGTAAATGTTGCTACCGTAAGTCGCCTTGTAGCTGCCGTTGTTTTGGTTTCTAGCCATTTTGTTTTGATTTAAAGTGATTAATTAATTATGATACAAGTATAAGGGTTTTTTTCGTGAAGTCAAATTTTATTTACGATAAATTTTGTCGTAAGTCTCATCCCACATTTTATCTATTTGTTCTTTGTACTTCTCATCCTCACCAACCAATTCTATTATATGTTTATACATTTGATAACCAAATCTCAAATCTTTAAGATATGTTTTACAATAATGACCATCAGGACTCTGTTCACAAAACATAGGTGAACAACAACCTTCTTCACCACAACCATCACATACAGGGCAATAAGGTGATTCAATTTCTTCCGTCATATTTTATAAATGTTAAATTCTTTTCCTGTAAATTTACAAACTTCATCGGTTATATTATTAGTCTCATCCGATGACAAATCTTCGGGTTCGATTTCTTTATTAGTTTCAATAGTAACAAAAATACTTGGTTCACATTTTATAAACTCACCCTCCTTATCCATATCAAATCTTTCATGAACCTCATATTCCTTGACACTAAATTTTGTTTTAGGATACAAAGATAATAAAACTTTCTCAAAAATTTCTCTCCTCATTATATTTTTTTGTTAAAAAAGTTATCGTATCTCCTTTAATATATTTGTTACCTTGTTTTGTAGTTATATTAACCCCACAATCAGTTCTTATTTCCCATGTTAAATCCGGTTCAATTGTTGAATGTTGTCCTTTGTATACAATAGTATCAACAACACATTTTTTCGTAATTAACTCAAAATCAGTCGTTTTTTGATTACAACTAGTCATTATTACGGGTAAAATTATAAAAATTAGTTTTTTCATAATCACAAAGATATAAAAAATAATTGTTAAAAACAAGGTATTTATCAATTATGAGAGATTTAATTAAAAAAGTATTAAGAGAAGCTGTCGGTGTTCCGTCAGGAATATATGAGACAACAATTGAACTTTATAAGAAAATTAATAAATCTATTAAAACATTAGAAGAACCATTGTTTCCTGAAGGAGAGAAGGATGTTGAGTTTAAATACACTTACGATATGAATTTTAAAATCTCTGATTATGAAATTGATAAAATTAATACCACGGTAAGATTTATCAAACATGAGTCTGTTGATGTAATTACACTTGTCAGTATGTCTTATCATCACAAATCAAGTATTGAAGATTCGAAAGTTAAAACAATTATTGAGGATGGTGAAGTATCAATAAGTATCACTATTGCCATCCCATTAAACACTGAAATTAATGATATTATTTCTTTTTTTAATCAAAATAAAACCGAAATTGTATCTTCACTATCTCACGAGTTAATGCACTCATATGATGATTTTAAATCTAAAGAAAAGTCATTATATCCTTTTACAAAATATGTAGGGTTTCAAAAAGTCACATTTAAAGTTAAACCTGTTGATAGATTTTTATTTTTAATATATTTTGTACATGGTATTGAGAATGTAGTTAGACCATCTGAATTATTTACGAACATGAAAGAAAACAGTATATCTTCAGAAGAATTTTACAATTTCATAACATCAACAAAAACATGGAATTATCTAAAAGAAGCACAAAATTGGAGTTTTTCTGAATTCAAAGACGATTTGAAGAACAACATACCAGATATTATTAGAGTTCTTGATATCGCAGGTGCGGTAGTCCCACATAATGAAGATGATATGATTAATTATTTTTTAAGAATTATATATATTAATTTGATAAATTCTCAATTAGACACAACCAAAGAGATGTTAACCACCAATTTTTTTGAAGCATTCATGGGTTTATCAGGAGATAAAGAAGAATTATTCAAAAAAATAATAAAAAAAGCATCTAAATTTGAAAATAACGTAGAAAATTTCTATCTTTACGAAGAAAAAAATTTTAAAACAGTGTCAAGAGAAGTTATGAAAAAGATAAGTAAACTATACAGTTTAACAAATAAAACTGAAAAAACATCTATTTTGGATTGGGATTTACATCATGAGATTAATAAAACTTATGAGAAAATAGATAAGGACTATAAATATAAAAAAAACAAATCCAAAAATGGAAATTTATAAATTAGCACAACTATCATTAAAAATAGGTGGAACTTTTAAAAATAGAAGACCAGGATTCTTTTATCAAGAATTCAAATCAAATTTGTTTTTTAAACAGATGTATGAAAATATGACATCCGATGAAATTGTCTTATTCTGTTTTCTTTGTTCTCAAGTGTCGACAGGATTAAACCCCAAAGAAATTGGTCAACTTATTGAAGATATAAAAAATAATTTATTTTGTTTTTCCGTTATTGAAGTAACCAGTGAAGAACCAGTTGAAACATGTGGTAATTGTGGTGGTGATGGTGAAGTGACATGTGGTGAATGTGGTGGTGGTGGTGAAATTGAATGTGATTATTGTAATGGTAGTGGTAATGTTGAGGATGATGAAGGTAATGATATTACATGTAGTAATTGTGGTGGTGATGGTAAGTTACAATGTGATGAATGTCAAAATGGACATATTGAATGCGATAGTTGTGATGGTTATGGTGAGGTAGAAAAAAGTGGTTACATATCAATTAGCGTTGAAGAATTTATAAGTTATGATTCTGAAATTTTTAACAAAATTGAATTGTTAAATGAATTTGATAAGATAGATAATGAAACAATTAATCTATTCTACGATACTGAAACAACATTTATATCGAATAGATATCATACTGATACAGATACTTTACCATCTAATGTATATAGTGGGAATTATTATTTTGGAGAGTTAGAAAAAGAAAACTATAGAACATGGAAAAAATCAACAAGTATTGATACTCTCCTATCAACATACTAACCTTGTCTTTTACCACCAAAGAACACATTACTTAAAAATTGTTTAACGATTTCAGATTCAAAACCTGATGGTGTAGAACTTGATGATGAACTTGTACTACCTGATACGTCAAAATAACCTGAAGAATTCACTTCAGGAGAACCTTTAGTGTAAGAAATATGGAAATGTCCTCCCGTAGAACCCTTACTAGGATTTTTATATTCATCAATAAAGCTAAAACCAGGATATTTTGTTTTAAAAACGTTAAGTAAATCAATAAATTTACCATGACAGGATGATTCCATAGTTACATCAACCGCCATTCCTTGGTTATGTCTACTTTTTCTATTCTTATGAAATTTATCGTTACCTGATGTAAATGTTCCTTTGCATCCAGGTCCCGGAACATATGTCTGTGCAGAATAAACTAATTCATTAATAATTGTTGATAATTCACTTGTAATGTCACCACCGCTAGATAATTCATCATTTTTTTCTTTCCATCCTAAATCATTAATTGCATAATTTCTAATATCAGAAGCTCTCTCATTAATAAATCTTTCTTCTAATTTTAAATTAGATTCATTAATGTATCTTTTTTTTGTATAACTTCTGTTCATAATAATAAATATCACATCAAACGATAATCCAAATATTCATCGACTTGTAAACCAATCGTATTAATAATTACTTGACCTGTTGATATAGAATACTCGTATTTGATTAAAAATTCATCAGGTAATTTTTCATACAAACTCATAAGAGTTGTTTTAAATTTTTTGGTGTTTTCAAAACCTTTATTACGAAAAATTTCACTTTCTTCCTTATTAAATTCGTCTAAGTCAAAAAAGACGTATGGAGCAGGTGATTTTAAATAAATAGAACTATTATCATAATTTTTCTCATAATAGTCTCTAAACCTATATCCATTAACTTCACCATATTCTTTCCAATTCACAAATATATCGATATATAAAGTTGTTGGCCATTTATCATATTCTTCATCAAATTTCCAACCTTTTACATATGGATATTTCTTAGCCATTGATTTTACTACTAAATCAATACCTCTAATTTGTTTTGGAGTGAAATTATTATCTCTTATAGCATCCATGAAATGAATATTATTGGTCAAACAATTAATTATTTGACAAAATTATAAAGATTACCCTTTTAAAGTTGTTGTCTTAGTAGTCACCTGTGATTGTGCTAATTTTTTAGATTCAACAAGTTTTTTTATAGTATCTAAAATACTATGATTGATTTTAAAATTTTTAAATTTCATAAATTTCTTTTTAATATAAATATCTCAAAATTATTTAAAATAACATGTTATAGTGTCACCTATTTCATAATCAACATCATTAAATTTATCTCTAACCCACATAACATCTTGATTATTTAAGAATAGTATTTTTGTAGCTATTGAAGTTGTATCTCTTATTGGATAAGGATAAACTGTTTTTGGTGTTACTTTATCTAAAACTACAACATTGTATAGTTGACAAGATGATAGTGTTAAAGAAAGTAAAATGATGGGGATTTTTTTCATAAATTAAAAAGATTTGACCATAAATATATGAAAATTAAACTTTTTTATGTGGTCAGAATATTTTTTTTATTATTAAAAAAATGAGTAGTGAATATATTATGTTTTTTGGAGATTATTACTAATCATAAATTAAATTGCCGTCAGGCCCAAATACTGAGATATAAACCTGTTCGATATCTCTTTTTGATATACTGAGAAACTTCAATAAGTCGATAACATGTTTGTCCACCAAATAATGGGGGTCAAAATTTTTGACATACATGTTATCTTTATTTATGGATTTATCATTCAAATATATCTCAATACCTATTTTATACCAGGTATCTTCGATATCACCATCATCCTCAACCCAAGTTTCAATGTGGTCAATCATTGGATAAATCTTATGTATTATTCCTGAATTTAATAACTTATCCAATTTTTCACTATCCAAAATCATTGGGTTATCCTTTTTTTAGGTAATCAATTCTTTTTAACCTTGTTGGTATAAATTCACTGTTAAGTTCATTTAATCTGTCTACATAGTCATACCCAAACTCTATAATTCTATTTATAACATCATCAACTATAATCTTTCTATCTTCATAAGAAATTTTATTGTCTAACATTTTACTTTGTTCAACTATTTTACCAATAGTTTCAACCAATTGTTTTTCCGATAATTTTACTATTTTCTTTGACATAATTTTTTATTTATAAATATCTCGTTTATCTACATTTTTTCACATACGAACCAACCCTAACATCAATATCTGTAAAACTTTTAATTTGTTCTCTAACCTAACGTCTAATTTTGTTTACCCAAGCAACTTTATATAACTCCACCGAAAAACCCACAAATCTTTAGTTTGTGGGATGAAAGGTGGTTTTAAATGTCTAATGATTTTAATAAACCATTACTATCATAACCAAAATTAAATTTTCTGATGTCAGGATTTGGTGTTATTTCATATAATCGGTCAATTAATTTAAAAAAATTATTAGTCTCGGAAGAGGTTTTAGTTTGTTTTTTTAAAATATTAAATTGTTTGTAAACCGATTCATTTGTTTTAAAATTTTTCAATATATATTCTAAACTATTTTGTTTATTATGTGGTAGTTTTTTTTGAATCTGAAATAGATTTTTCTCCATGTCATCCCAAAAATTCATAAATTTTGAAGTATCTAATCGTTCCATAACAACAGCGTTTAACATTTTACCACTATCGTCTTTAACTTTTACTTTTTTACCTACTTTTGGAAAAACATCAGGGTTTTTAGAAAATAAATCATACCATTTATCTACTTCACCAGGTCTAATTTCCGCTTTATATACTAACTTTGGATTTATTGAACTAAATATTCTGTGGTCAGCACCACCCCCAATAGGAGATTTGACTCTGATATTGGGGTTTTGTATATTTTTCAATTTAGAAATTAGAGTTTTTTTATCAATCCCCCCATAAAGGTATTTTTGCATCAATGATTTATACTCTCGTTCACCATATTTTTTAACATAATTAGATTTAATTATTTCAATTTCATTACCTAATTTTTTTAAATTGGAAGTTAATGTAGAAACTTCTTTAGGATTTTTTAAATAATTAGGCGGTATAAACTCCTCAAGTTTTTTTGTGTAATCTATTTTAGATAACGGGAGTTTCACTTTATTAGTGATTTTACTTAACAATTGTTTAATTCTGTTTGTAAAATTAGTAATAAAACCTGAAATTTTATTTGCCCATTTTCCCATTATATTTTTAGCTAACGGAGATTTTAATGCAGAATTTACTTGTGAGGGTATACCCACCAATAAAGTATCAAGAGAACTAGCAATAATTTTTAAACCGTTTAATACAACTTTTGATGTCATTCCCACACCAGTTCTTATTGCTTTTTTTAGAGGTATTGCAATAGCTTGTAAAGGACCCGGCAATAAAACAAACCCAAATGATATTAATGCCATCAAATATAAAGAATCTCTTTCTTTTTCTCCTTTGAATTGACCTTCAATAATATAACTTATTGCATTCAATACATCAACAACGGCACCAGAACCTGGAATAACAAAATCTAAGCCCATAGATAATATATCAGCACCTGTGTGTAATATATCACTTAATGTCCACTCTTCGTTAATTGGGACTTTTTCACCAGTAAAACAAGAATATGCCATTCCTTCAAAAATGACGTATTTTCCATCCGTAGTAAATTTGCATGTTAAAAGTTTTTCAAATGGTCGTCTTAAATCCTCACGAATAATACCGTATAATCCTAATATATATTCTCTATCATTTTCAGAAATTAAAATATTACCCATATTAATAAATATCCATCAAAAAAAAAACGATTTTTCTGAAAAAATATTTTTAACCTTGATTTAAAATATATTCTCTAATTGTTTCTGGTGAAGCTTCACCAATTGAACAAGCAAAATAACCATCAGACCAAAAAGTTTTCTCCAACCAAAATTCTTGACTTAAAACATCCTTAAACAAGGAATAAACATATTGTCTGGTTATGGAATAGAATCGGACATTAAACAAAAACAGGAGGAGGCGTTACCATTAGGTGAGTCTGTGATTCCTGAAGCCCAACCATCTTTAGTGGTTGGGTAGTTCACTGAATTCACAAATATTTGTAAAACATCAAAAATTTTGGATTCTTGGATAATGTATTTCATATCTTAGTTATAATAATCGATTGTTTTTGCACCAAATACTTCGAATTTTTTATTAAACCATTCTTTGAATACTGGTATCCATTTATCGTTAAAAAATCCCGTCATTTCATTTGTGAATTTTTCATCTTCTATTGTTACTATTGGACTCATTTTTATCTTGTGTTCTACATGTTCATCCCAATATTTTGGACCATACCATCTAAATATTGTGTCATCATCCATATAATCACCTATATAGAATTCAACCCCCTCAATTTCATCACCCCATTCATCCTCCATATGTGTCCAATTAATATCATCTAAATTATAATACTTATCAATATGACTCATAATTAATTTCTCCAATGTATTTTCACTAATAATGTATTTCATAACTAACTTTCAATTAAAAAAATTTGAACATCAAATTTATTTGCAAACCACTCACCAACTTTTTGATAGGCTTCTTCCCTATCTAAACCGAACAATGAATACATTTTTTCAATAATCTGGTGAACTACATATAATCTACCATCAGAATAATCATATTCCATAATTACATCACCCATTTCTTCAATTTCTTCATCAACAAGTTCTCGTAAAACAATAAAATTATCCCAAGAATCAATGTATGAATTATTATTTATATCATTCAAAAATTCAATTATATATTTGTCTAATTTACTTTCTGATATAAGATATCTCATTTTTCACAAAATTTATTATAGTATTCGATTATCTTTTCCATATACCATATAAATACTTTACTTTTTGGTATATAATTTTTCTAATAAATCATAATTAATTTCGTTTTTGTGAGGATTTCTTTTTGTGTATTGTGTATGTGGTGATAAACCGGCGGGAACTCTAACCAACTTAGATATTTTACCTAAAGTATAAGGAAAACTTAACTGGTCTCTACTACTACCTCTACATATTTCAGCCCACCATCTTTCATTATATTGATTGCATAGTTCTGAATTTTTTCTAATAATTAAACCACAAAATCCTAACACACCACTTTTATTTCTGTGATATTCCAAATTTTCAATAGAATCCAACCCCTTACATTCAGTTATCTCATCATTAATATGGATTCTATCTCGGTGTTTTAACACCATACAATGATAATCACCCAATTCTTCGATTAATTCCTCTTTAGTCACTTTAAGTTCTAAATTTGCATCAACCCAAATACTATAATCATGTTTGGGTAAATAAAGATGTGGTAATATTTTAGGTGCTTTAGCGTTCATTCTATCTGAATTAAACTTATCAGACCCCTTAACGTAAAATCTACCATCCTCAACAGGAGTATCTCTTTTACCAACATGACAAGAATATACTATAATATTTTCTGACATAAATTTACGAATAAATTATAGAGGAATTAAGGCAAATGTGAATATAATTACCAATCAATACCAGGACCAAATGTCCTCTCATCAATTATTTCGGCAATGTATATCTCAATATTTGGAAACCACTTATCAACTCTGTATTGAATTTCCGCCCTTATATTATCAAAATCTTCTCTATTAGTGTTTCTAAATATTTTAACATAAACCTTTGGTTTTGTGACATTAACAATACTATCAATTACAATTTTATCAATAGATTCAAGTTCATTCAACTCATCCATCTCACCAAGACCCCACTCTTCAGATTCTTCACGAATTTCGTTTAAAGCTGAGTCAATTAATTTTTGTATTATCGGATACATTTTCTTTACCTGAGATTCTGTTATAATATATTTCACGTTATATAAATAGAGTTCAAAATAATTTATTTAATAAATTCTCTTTTAAAATAAGCACCCAATATAAATAATCCAATCAAAATGAATACATAAGATGGGAATAATGGTGTGTTATATAATTCGTGTAACATCCAAAATACGTTCATCATTACCCAAGATGAAAATATGGTTGTGGTTGAAACAAATTTTTTTTGTTTGATGACAATATATAATGTTAATACTATTGTTGGGATTAACATTAAACTGGCAAGTACTTTAAATTTAAGTAGCCAAAATATGTCCTTGAGTAACCAAAAACTAAAATGAAAAAAATCTACTTTGTCGTCATTTTGAGCCATCTTCGATAATTTATATATAAATATGTTTTTATAACAAAAAAATTATTACCCAAATATGTATATTAGTGTGTTGTTTCTTAAAATATAGATATTTATTGATATGAAAAGAAAAATAACACCAGAATCTTTAATACATAAAGCAAAAATAGTACATCATAACAAATATGAATATTTTTTTGATGATTATATTAATAGTAAATCAAAAATAAATGTAATATGTGAATTTCATGGTATCTTTACACAAAGAATTGACCATCATTTAAATGGTTCTGGGTGTCCTAAATGTGTCGGGAGAAATAAAAACACTTTTGAACTGATTGAAAAGTATAAAGCTATTCATGGAGACAAATATGATTATTCATTAGTAGATTATAAAAATGCTAACACAAAAATAAAAATAATTTGTCCAAAACATAGTGTTTTTGAAATTACTTCTAGACAACATTTAAACGGGGTTAATTGTGCAAATTGTGAACGTGAACGTATAAGTTTTAATCAAAGAAAAACAACTAATGATTTTATTAACCAAGCTAAAATAAGTCATGGTGATACATATGATTATTCACTAGTTAATTATTTAACTGCAAATAAGTCAGTAACCATAGTATGTGAGAAACATGGTGAATTTAATCAAATACCCAGAACACATATAAAAGGTAGCGGTTGTCCTATTTGTAAAGAATCAAAAGGTGAGAAAGAAATAAGAAAATATTTGTTAGAAAATAAAATAAAATTTATACCGCAACATAAATTTAAAGATTGTAAAAATATAAAATCATTACCTTTTGATTTTTATTTACCAGATTATAATGTTTGTATTGAATATCAAGGTGAACAACACTACCTAAATAAAAAATTTTTTGGTGGTGAAGCTAAATTAGACTATATTAAAAATAATGATAATATCAAAAAAAGTTATTGTTTAAGTAATAATATAAAACTATGTGTTATATCTTATACACAAATTAATGATATTAAAATAATTTTACAAAATTATATTTCCGCTTGATAATACTTTAAATTCATCAGAATTCCTATCTATCATCATATATGTATAAGAAATTAATTCAAATTCATTTAAATGATTAATAACTTCTTCAACTGAAAATTCTGAACATGAATATAAATCAAATTGAAACATCGGTGGGGTTGTATTGTCCCAACAATGAAAACTTCCGTGGGAGGTCGCCAAGGTTACGGTTCCTGTTAAGCCTTCGTTGCCTTCTTCATGTACATAGACTGAAGTAGGTCCAGCCACAACTACCATTCTAACTTTTTTAACTAGATTGGTAAACCATTTATTTAAAACATCAACTTCTGTTGGTGGGTTTTTAAAGTTACCCTTAACTAATAGGTGGAGGTGGTTTGGTTTAAACATTTA